CCCCTAACATCTTACGATGTTAGAGGGATCCCCCTGTTGGTTTGCTACGTTTTATACTAGTCTAGCTCTAGTGTTTTTATGCCTAATTTCTTTGACGATGTCATTGAGCTTTCGCGTTTAAACGCGAAGGCTTATTTCATCTCATTGATAACTGGTATATAGATACAGACAGACTTTACAAAATCTGTTAAAAACTTTTATTTTTCTCGTTCACTAAGAATAGTGCGTTAATTTAGTACGTTACACTAATTATTCCATATTAACCGAATGGAATGAACGATCAGGTATGTTACTAGAATCATTTACATTGGAATTGAATAGATTGATCATCTTAATCTTTCCAATATTTTACTTGATTCTTACCATCATTAGATGGTATTTGTTGATATTAACTTTGTATTAACATCTTATTTACGAAAAGCCCCGAGGTCTATCGAGACCTCTCTTTAGTACGATTTTATATCGTACATAATTCTTCAAATATGATTTTTCATAAACTTATAAAAGAGATAATTTTATTTATTTTTGGTGTGTTATATTATAATCATTGTTAGGAGGTGTGAGACTTGAGTACTCGCTCCTGACAAATATGATTGTGATATTTTCACATTGGAATGTTATACAATTCATCTTGCTTTCTGGAAACAGTTGGGAACTCCCCGTAATAAGCATTTGTTTAGAATTTTCATCGAAGTGGGAAATTTTGACCTCTACATAACTGAAATCTTTTCAGATATGGATTGGCTGAAGTGACCTTTTTGAAGCTACCCCTGTGTGTTCTTACAATAACCTATCTTTAATTAGATGGATACTATTGGTTCACATTAGCAGGGATGCAAGATCTTAGGAAGAAATTCAGCAGTCGCTAACTTACCTGTTCATGAAATTGATGAACAGATGGAAGTTATGATATGTCTTAACGACTAACTATTATTTACTCATTATAGAAAGATTCTCTTAAAATCCTAAGAGAGTTGATGAGACTTAATACCACTTTTGTAGAAGTGTGCCGAGAGGCAGTTACTACATCAGAGGGCGTTTTTATCCGTCGTCCTCGAGCATATGTCCATACGGACCGATGTGCATGGTAAAACATAATCCGGATTCTTCTGGCGAAGCCGAAGTTGGAAAGTACTGATGGGTACAATCCTTAAAAACTAAATTCATCACCAACCCAAAAACAAAAACAACAAAACAAAACAAGTTTGCGGATAACTCAAAATCCGAAGTGGTGGATACCACGAAACTTCTTTTAGCTTCACGAGAATTTTCTAGTGAAGAAAAAGAACATGCTACAAGAAAGTACTTACGCAACTCGAAAGATAAGCGTGAGAAACAAAAACTTCGTGATGCACTTGATAAAGAATATCTTGAACTCGTCAGAGGTATCAAGAAACTTCGTCTTCACGATAAAGATCCCGCCAAGCAAGTTAAACAACTTTGCCGATTTAAGAGAAAGCGGAAGAAGATGAGCAAGAAAATTGCATACACTCAATCTGATTTCAAGCAAGTTGGATGTGCTCTACTAGATGGTTTACAAGCTGTCATTGAGTATATGAAAACTGCTAGAGACATGGTTGGTGAAGAAGTCTTGCAATTTTTACTTGACTTGTTCACAACACTTTATAACATTTACAAGTGTCCCGAATGGGATTCTTTAATTGTTAATATGACAAGTTTCTTTTCTCGTCATTTCCCCACAGAATACGCTAATTATGCAGTCTGTTGGATGAAAGCTGCTTTTGAAGTTGCATTTACTCAAGATAGCAAAACATCGTACAAAGATCTAATTTTAGGACTTTTTACGAATAGTGCTAATTTTCTCGATGATCAATTGTGGGAACACATTTCTACATTTTTCTTGAAGATTACAGCATTGTATGCTTGCGTGAGTGACGCAGTATCATTGGAAGCTTTAGATTTGGAAACGATCATTAAACAATTTCGTATTTTTAAAACACAATTGCCTGAAGTCAAGGATGTTATTGAAATGGTTTTCATGTGTTATGAATTTATCCTAGGTAACTGGGAGAAAATTCGTACTGGAGACTGGTCGGTTCTCATTCTTGGTAAGGATGAAACTCAAGAATTCGAAGTTGAAGTTCGTGTTCTAGAACAAGCTTTTCCTTTTGTGATTGCTAACAAAGAAGTTGAACTTAAAGATCGATTCAATTTGACGAAGAAAATCTTTGAGAAACGCCTTGGTAAAGCAATCAAGACTGCAAAATCGCTCATTGCTCGGTGTACTAGTACCCAACAACGAATGAGTGTTTCAAATTTTGTGCGTTCACTTACAGATAAACAATCACAATTGTATGCGTCTGTAGCGGATGCGCCCAGAAAATTGGAGGCGTATTCAATTAAATTTGCAGGACCTTCTGGTACCGGTAAATCCACGTTGTTGGATATGTGTTCACGCATTGTATTACATGCATATGCACATGATCCCACTGAACGTGGTCAAGTTGTTTTCACTAACATCTCTGAGAAATTCGAATCAACGATTTTCCCTACACACAAAGTAATTTGTGCGGATGATGTTGCAAACAATAAGAATGAGAAACCCAATTATGATAGAATTTTGAATTATGTCAATACGGTTCCTCGTCCTTTGGAGAAAGCAGATACCAAAGAAAAGGGTATTTATTATCCTGGCAATGATGCTTTCTTAGCCACAACTAATGATGAAACATTACGCGCAATTGAATGTTCGGCTTGTGCCGAAAGTATTTTGCGTCGTTTTGCTCTCGATGTTACAGTTGAAGCTCGCGATGAATTCAAAAATTCCTATGGTGGTCTTATCAAATTTGACAAACCACGTTATGATGTTTATAAATTAACATTGAAGCGTTTTAGTCATATTGAGACCGATGAAGATACAGGAAGAAAAGAAATCATCTGGGAGATTATTAATCGTGACGAATGGAACAAATACGATGATGAAGAACATGATTTTGCTGCTATGTGTGCATTTATTGCAAAGGATGTCAAAAGACATATTGCTTATCAGAAAGAGAAAGCACAAGCCCAACGTGAGTTGGACGAATGTGAATTCTGTAATGGTTGTGGTTGTCCTTCCATTGTTTGCACTTGTGAACCTGATCCAACATGTAAATGTTGTGGTGAGATTCATTGTGAGTGTGATCACTATAATGACCTTAATAAGGGTCACGATTGGTGCGATCAATGCAATGATCTTAGTGCAAAAGCTGATTCTATCTTGAGTGATTTAACAACGGATGATGAAGCTATAGCTATGTTTGGCTCACCATGGTCTGCATTTAGTACTGCAGAACTATGGGATTATCGTGCTGCCATATCAGGTTGCACAGCATCTATGAAAAAGCTGTACAAGCAAGGGGCATTATACTCTAAAGTTTGGCGTTACCGTGCAGAGCTAAAGCGACATACATTGATGTTGTTTGGTTCTGTAGCTGTTGCTGCTCTCGTTAGTCATAAGCTGGCACTTGGATCAATTGCCTTTTCTACACTTAGATTATATCAACTTTACTACCAGATGGTAGCTGAAGTTGATGCTGAGTTAGAGGGACGATTGGACCGTTTATCCAGTTTGTGCGAAGGAGTTAGAGAACACTTACGCTCGAATATCACTAAGTATTTCACCGTTGGGGCGTCCATTATTGCCTTATATAACGGTTACAAAGTGGTTAAACCATTATTGTTTGTACAAGATAAAAGTAGCTTCTTTGATGAGAAGAACGATATCTTCGAAAGAGTCCTTGATTGTCCGAAAGATAACGCTCATCGCGTTATTCTACAGGATGAAAAGGATTATAAGGAAGGTTATTCACGTTTAACTCCTAAAGAGACGAAAGTTTCTAAAACAACAACTAGTGGTGACTTGCAATTAGCGTTAGCAAAAGCTCTGCGCGTTGTGATTGTCAAATCAAAGGGTGAAATTTTTGGAACAGTGAATGGAATTATGGTAGCATCTAATGTTATTTTGATTCCTTCACATGTTGTTCCAGATGTTTATCCCATTGATATTGAAACATCTACAACACCAGGCGTGCCCAGCGCAAAGACAAAAGACCAAAAACTAACAGAAGAATTTTGTTATGTTGATCGAGAACATGATTTTGCTCTCATTCATTTAGCATCAAGTCCTGCCAGTACAAATTTCTCACAATTCTTTCCCGAGGAGTATCCTGATTTTAGGACACGGGCAACAACAGTTTTGTGGAAATCTCCAGACAATCGTTTGATCAAATCTGAACAACCTGCTCGTCAGTTGGTTGAGGATTTAGATTATTATGGATATCTGGAAAGACCTGGCCTCTTATATGGAACTCGTCAAACTATGATGAGGTACACTTTGAAGAAGGGTACAGGTTTGAAAGTCAATTTGGATTTCCAAGGATTTGGAGGTTTATGTGGGGCACCCTACGTAGATTCCTCCAAAGGAATCATTTACGGTTTTCATGTTGCGGGCTACGTTGAGTCACATACAGGCTATTTAACTTGTATCACCCAAGCTCTGTTGAGAGAAGGACTAGCAAAATTGGACAAAACAAGTCCGACATTGTTGGTTCATTCAGCTTCAGAAGTTCGTGTTAATACTTATGATATGCCTTATACTATTGTGAATGACAAACCACTCTATACGAGAGAAGACGGAACACAGGATAAGACAGTTGTAACTTTTATTGGTAAAGTCCTTAAAGATGGACAACCTTTGGAAAGTAGAGCTCGTTCACCTTATATTCCTACACCTTTTAAAGGAGTGGTTGAGAGTTTTGGAGAGAATAAACATAAACCTCCACGAAAGCCTAATGATGTGGCCAAGAGCATGGCCACTTTAAATAAATTGACTAACCCCGTTCAACATTACGAGGGTGACATTTTGCTTAAAGCGATTAACGATTACCAAGAACATACATTGTCTGCTATTCGAGAGAACAAAGAAGAGTGTTGCGAGATGCTAAGAGTGTACTCTCAGGAAGAAGCAATGGATGGAATTGGCGAATTTGGCCTTGGAGGATGTCCTAATGATACCTCAGCAGGGTTTCCGATTGGAAAGTCGAAGAAGCAATGCTTAGTGAGAGATCCTATGGACGAATCCTTGGTTAAAGTACCTAGAGAATTCAATGAAAAATTTGATATTCAAAAGGAAATTGATCGCACAGAAGACTGTTGGCGTACCGGATATAGATCGGAAGCGATCTATAAAGCTAGCAGCAAGGTTAATGAACTATTACCAAATAAGAAGGCCGATGAAAAGGTTCGTAAATTTTATGGTAGTGGTTTTGCAAACTTTATCGCTTCGCGGAAAGCTTTGGCAGGTGTGCCAAGATTCATGCGACGCTTCTGGAAAAAGACCGAGTGTCTTGTTGGTATAGAACCTACCTCACGAGAGTGGGATGATCTCTATCAATATTTGACTAAATATAGTACCACCAATATGATTGCTGGAGACTTTTCAGGTTTTGACACACGGATGGCTGCCCAAATTACTGGAGCAGCTGCAAAAATTATGGTTTCTTGGTATAGAGAAGTTGGATGCACTGAGGATGAAATAATATTCATCCGTGGAGCTTTATCCGATATTATTCATCCCAATATTTTGTTTGAAGGCGATTTATATCGTTTTGCTAACGGCAATCCTTCAGGCAATTTAATCACAGTTCAATTGAATAGCATTTGTAATTCTCTAATGATGCGCTATGTTTATTATTCTTTGCACAGAAATGTGCAAGAAAAGTTTGCTGATAACGTTAGTTTAGCGACTTATGGAGATGATAATGCTATGTCAGTCAAACACCATTGTAAGTGGTTCACTCACACTGCTTGTCAGGATGAGTTTGAAAAACTTGATATTGGTTATACAATGGCTGATAAAGGTGCAAAATCTGTTCCCTATATTCCCATCGAGATGATCTCTTTTTTAAAGAGAAATTTCGTCAAGCATGAGACGTTGAACAAGTATGTTGCCCCAATTGAAAAAGATTCAATTTTGAAGAAATTCTATTGGATTAAGAAACCAAATGAAACACCTATGTCTTTCGCAGAACAGTTTGGAGCCTATACAGATACTTCTTTTCGAGAAGCTTATCTTCACGGACGAGCTTACTATCAGGAATTTACTGATGGGATCCTTTCTATTATTGCGAAAAATCCAGAGTTAAAATCTCAAGTTTCTATCTTTCCTTACGAGGAGATGACACTAACTTTGAGATCTTATTATCAGGACGATTACAAGAACGAAAATAAAAAGTTGTTCACGGAAAGTTTTGGTATTTACAATGACTTTGATGACTCTTCTACGCGAGTTAAAGCGTAGAGAATGCTATTTCGATCAATCCGTATCGCTATAACCCACGGGAAACGGATGAGCACAGCAATTGATTTACGGACAAGAGGGACATGTCGATCACTCTTGTAACGCTTTGTTGTGTCAGCTTTAGACAAATGTGTAACGGCGCCTAATCCAGCGTCCTTGCTCTAAGAAAAACAGCGGATTTCTATTTTTAATTTATATACACGTTTTTATTATACATTTTATATGTTTTGTACTTCATTTATGGTACAATTTTCATGCATATTGTCATTATTATACATATTTTACATTTCAATTTATTATGCATGTTTCATTGAAGAAACCCTATCTCTTGCAGCAGCTGTTAAAGCTGGAGCAGAGGAGGTCGCAGGCATTACGCGAGATCGCTATATTAAGCGATTAACTTGGCTAAAATCAGCCACGAGATTATCTATTCTATTTCACAAAGATGATCGCAAAAAGCCTGTGTTTACACGAATTTCCAATGTTTTGGAGAATCTCAAACTAGATTCCTCAGATGGACGTATCCGCAAACAACCTTATTGTGTTGCCCTCACGGGAGCACCAGGTTGTGGCAAAACTGGTACAGCAATGAAGATTGCAGCAGCTCTTATCAAAGCAAAATATGGGAAATTCAGATCCACTGATGTGGTAACACTGAATGAGACAGATGAATATCAGTCTGAATATCGGACTAATCATCGAGTTGTTATTTTTGATGATGTTGGCGCGGAAGATACTAATAAATCTACGGTTAATCCGTGGAGGAAAATTATCGATTTCGTTAACAACATTAGGAAAACCTCTTTGAATCCAAATTTAGAACTGAAAGGTAATGTTTATATTCAACCTGATTTAGTTATTATTACTACAAATTTACAACCAAACTTGAATTTGAGTGCATGGGTACAATGCCCTAGCGCTATTATCAGGAGAATTTCAAAATTCTATCACCTTAAACGTTTCGATTCTGTTTTTGACATTCCTTTGATTATGACAGAGAAGTCAGGTGATGGTAGAGTTTATGATAATCCTGAAATTTTCCAGCCAGTTGGCTTACAGAAGCCGGAGCATTTGCCCCTTGATTCTGTTTTGCCTTCTCTAGTTGATGAATTTCTAGAACATGATGATAATCAAGAAAACTATGTTATTAAGATGAATGCTCTCATGGATCCACCTGAGAAGGATTTGTCTGCATTTCAGAGTTTTCTCCACGATCAGATCTATCCCCGTTGGCCCAAGAAGTTTGTACTCCCACCCCGTGTGGAAGCACAATTACCTTGGTACCAGCGTTTTGCTCGCAAGTTTTGCATATCTAAGCAAGTTGCGATTTGTCAATCTTTCACACCTCAGGGTGGTGAAATTGACTCACATTCTACTGAAGAAGAGAGTGTAGATTTAGATACTATATCTGCAGGATTATTTTCAAAGGAAGAAATCTTGAATAATGTCATGAAGCTTTCTCATTATAGGGAGCTTAGGCGTTTTATGAAGTATGATTTTCATTACCATATTGTTGAGAATGGATTTGCATTTACTTCGTATGAGTTAACTTTCTTTCTTTTAGCATCAGGCCATACTCTTAAAACTAATAGAAGGGATATTGTAATCCCTGAGATGGCTTTTTCAGTTGCTGAATTAGATCAATGGTATCTATCTACCCAACACGCAAAGAAACAATTTATTGATTCTCCTGTGTTTGATGGACCTATCAACTTCTTCCGATCTCACAAATATGAACTAAAACTTGATGAAAACCATTTACATGGTAAATCTATGAAAGAATTGTTACGAAATTGCCAGAGAAAGCTTCCAGAAATGGGAGCAGAAGGACAGTTGTGCGATACCCCCAGCTCATTACTAACTTATCAGTTTTTGAGAAGGGCATGGCATTTAAATTATCCTCCTTTGGCAGTTGAGTACAACCTAAATGGATTATCTGTTGATGGATTCACCAAGATAGGTGAAACATTTGTTTTGATCGAAGCAAAAACTCTAACAGATCCTAGAGATTGTATCAAAAGGTATATGAAAGATTTTGCAGTAGATTCTCCTTGTATTGGAGTAGGAATCAATTTTAATGGTTACTACATCTATTATGCTGGAGATGTACCAGAAAAGGATCTTATGGAGACTGCAATGGTTTGTAGTGCAGTCTTCAGATTCTTCCAAAAATTTGGCCAATATTTTAAGGTAAATATACCTTGGCCTAAATACAAAAACCATGATAACGAATTTCCTCCTCCAAGGAAGATTTGTAGTTGAATTGGTTAGCCTGGTAAGGTGAATAAATATACAAAAATTCCACATTGCGGTGTGTGGTGGCAATTTTATATTGTATCGAGCTTCAAGCTCTCCAATTATTGGAAACATTTATAAGCCTGGATAAGGTGATGTTTACACGGAGAGTTTGGAACTCTCGGTGTTTTTACATCTTAGCCAGCCTAC